CTAAGAGTGATCCTTATGGCAACTCGCAGAGAGCCGTCTCCTTCTTCTCAATACCCAGTAATGCACAAGAATTACTAACGGTGTATAAGGAGTTTGAGGTAAAAGCGGATGATGTGACTATGATACCGAGGTATGCCTATGGTAATGAGAAGACGGCAGGTGCAGCTCAGACCGCGTCTGGGTTGTCCATGCTCCTGGAGTCAGCCAGTAAGGGCATCAAGGATGCTATCAGGCACCTCGATGAGGGCATCATCATACCGAGGGTAGAGATGGAGTTCTACACCACGATGTTGAAAGGAGATCACCAGTTCACCGGAGACATCAACGTCATAGCGAGGGGCTCTGCAAGTCTCACGATGGCTGGTGCACAGCAGATGAGGCGCAATGAGTTCCTCCAGGTTACAGCAAATCCTGTCGATCAAGAGATCATGGGTGCAGAAGGTAGGGCAGAGATATTAAGGGTGATGGCGGATGACTTAGGGTTAGGTGAGAACATAGTGCCTAATCGTCAAGAGCTGAAGGCACGAGAGAAGGCTAAGACACAACAAGAGAGAGCACCGAGTGATAATGTAGAGGCAGCTAGGATCCAGAACGAGACAATCCTTAAGATCGCCGAGCAGCGGGACCAGATTGCAGTCGCAGATCTCAAGAGGAAGAAGATGAAGGATCAAGCCGATGTTGAGTTAAAGTCTATGGAGCTAGAGCAGGTTAAGGAGACGGAGGCCATGAAGGCTACCGGCAAGTTAGCTGAAACTGAGAAGAAGATCCAGAGTGATGAGCACCGAGCCAATCAAGCCATTGCACTGAGTCTCCAAACTGGAGACCGTGCTAATAACGTTTAATAACGGAGATGTCTCCGGAGACACTAATGTATAGATTGAACTTAAGTAGAGAGGATCTTAAACGCCTGAGAGGTGGAGACAAGGACACTCTAATCAGACTCCTTGAGGAGCAAGATCTTAAGATAGTAGAGGATTTAAAGAAGACTAGCACGGCTAACTTAGCATTCCTCCAGGGAATCTCCTTCTTAGCCGATAGCTTACTAACTAAACTAAAGGTATAACTGTCTCCGTAGACACCCTTATACCGAAAGGATAACATGATACAAGATACAATTGAGTCATTGAAGATGCAGGAAGAGGAACTAGAGAAACTGATGATGGGTGCACCTCCGGAAGGCGAGACCAAGCCTGAGGGAGCCACCGAGGAACAACCTATAGCAGAGGAAGCACACGATCAGGTGGACGAGGCGGTCACCTCACCTACTGATTCTGCACCGGACGATAAGGTTGAGCCTGAGAAAGATACTGAGGATTGGAAGCTACGTTTCACTAACCTCCGGTCGAGTAGAGATGAGAAACTTTACCGAGCCAAGAGGGAGTTGACGGACGCGCTTACAACTATTCGGGATCTCCATACTCAAGTGGCTAGTTTGAGAACAGCACAACCCGCAGTAGACCCCTTAGATGGTGTCTTCACTGCTGAGGATACAGATGCACTAGGTGAGGCGACTATTAATGCCATGCGTAAGGTGACTGCTAAGGCCACAGAGGCAGCTACTAAGCCACTCCAGGAACAACTGGAGAGGGAGAGAGCTGCCCGTGAGGCTGATAGTAATAACCGAGCCGCGGATAATAGACAACAAGCATATAACATCTTCATATCCCGTGTTGCTAAGGCTGTTCCTGATTGGGAGAAGATCAATTACGATCCAGAGTTCGCTACATTTCTAAGTGGACCAGACGTAGATGGGACACCTCGTAAGACCTACTTCACTGCTGCAGAGACTCAGGGTAACGCTGCACAGATCATCAGGTACATGAGCGAGTTCATAACGAACAAGCCTGTACTTAAAGACAAGCTGGCCAGTAAGGTCACTCCTGTCGGTGATGGTGCAGGAGCTACCCAAGCTAAGCAGCCCGGAAAGATCGACGTGATCTCACGGGCATTCATTGATAAATTTTATGATGACCTGAACCGTGGTAGATATAAAGGTAGACATACGGAAGCACTCGAGATAGAGGCCCGTATAGATGCCGCAGCTATGGTTGAGGGAGGCATACAATAATAGGTAATTATTATGGCACTTCGTCCAAGTACAAATACAGCATATGACAATACCGCCACGACTTCCGGTACTATTAAGAGTTCTTACTATGATAGTACTAAGTACGTACCGGAACTCTACAGCAAGAAGGTCCTTAGGAAGAACTAGAAGTTCCTAATAAAATCCTCTCTGAATAACGGGGTAATATCCGAGGGAAGGTAACGCACTCACTATGAGGTGCTCGCCACCCGCAGAGACTAAGCGAGAGGAAGCTACAAGCTATGCGATAGTCCGTGATGCTTCTATGAAAACACGTTTTATCATGATGTAATGAACACCGATTATGAAGGCGAGATTATATAAGGTCTCTTAATTCCTTTTAAATAACGGGGTAAAATCCGAGGGAAAGTCATTCACTCACTATGAGGAGAAGAAATGCTAAGCAAGAAGATAGATACACTTCGTAAGCACTCTGAACAACTGAATAAGTATACTGCTGGTCTCCTTGATTCCGATGGATATATCGGAATACACTTCAAGAAGAACTCTAACGGGAGATACAGTAGCTACTTGCAGATGGCTATATGCCAGACTGATACAACTATACTGCACCAGCTTTGCAAAGCCTATAGACTAGGGACTGTATATGCTGACAGATGGACTTTGAATAATAAGGAATCTCATATTCTCCTAGGGAGAATCGGGAAGCACCTGAGGATCAAAGCAACCCACTCTGATAATATCCTCTGGCTCTTAAGTGAGCTGAAGGGGTGGAGTGTAGCATCTAAGGATGATCTCACTGAGTATATAAGATGCTCTCGTCTGAACTCCCGATGGAGAAAGGAGCCTAAGCACTTAGCATGGGCTTGGATGGCGGGATACTTTGATGGTGACGGTCACTATAGGGTACGTATTGGTAGGAAGAGAACTTACAGTAATGGTAGTACGGCTATAACTAATGAGCTAAAGCTGTTCGTTGGTTCAGCAGACTACGATGCATTTATCTTGAATCATCTACACCGTATCCACGGAGGGTCGATAGGGACCCGTAAGGATGGATGTAGGTTCTGGCAGTTATCACTAGGTAGGAACTCAAGGACTAAGGCCCTGAGATTCTTAAAGCAACTCAGGAAGTATGCTTTGATACCTAAAAAGGTAGCGGCAATAGAACAGATGATAGCATTCCACACTACCCGCAGAGACTAAACAAAGGAAGCCTATAAGGCAAGTGATAGTCCGAAGTCATAAGACTTTGCAAAGGCCAAGGCGCTAAGGTGCATATCCGTAAAACACCTGAGATCACCGTATCATCCTACACTATTGGTGATACATTAAATTATCAAGTACCCACTAAGGATGCAACTGAGTTACTCATCGACCAAGGTGTCTACTCAGCTTTCCAGGTGGATGATATTAATAAGGCTCAGGCAGATATTGAGCTGGTTAATATGTTTGCTAAGGATGCTGCACTCCGCATCGCTATTACAGTTGACAAGGAAGTTTTTGAGTACATGAGCACTAAGGCAAACGCTACTAACAAAGGAGCTACTGCTGGTGCACTCTCCTCTAATATTAATCTCGGTGTACTGGCTGGTACTGGAACTACTGTATCTATAGCCACTGAGACTGGTACAGGTTACGCAGGTGCTATCGACTTGATCGTTGATATCAACCAGGTACTTGATGAAGCAGATATCCCATCAGAGGGACGTTACATCGTCTTACCTGCATGGTACTGCGCACTACTCAAGAAGGGTGACCTGAAGGCTGCTGATATCACCGGTGATACTACGGGTGTTATCCGTAATGGTCTCGTAGGTATGGTAGATCGGACAGTGATTTACCAGTCCAATAACCTCTTCACCGCTACTGATGGTGATTCTGATACCGCATGGTATGTACAGGCTGGTACCAAAGAGGCCGCGACCTTCGCATCTCAGGTTGATAAGGTTGATACCTTAAAAATACCCGACAGTTTTGGTGAGTATTGGAGAACACTCTTCGTCTACGGACGTGCTGTAGTTC